CAAACGGCCAAGCGCTTCTACTCTGACGTGCAGGCCATCATGGTGCCAGGCCAGAGCAACCGTGCCCGGCTGGTGGTATGGTCGAACACGGCCGGCAAGGATTTGCTGGCAGGCCTTCGTCTACGGAAGGTGCATCAATTCCCCCGTGACGCGTCACCCGACTACGTTGAGCAGATGAACGCCGAGGTGCGGGTCCGCGACTCTCGGACGGGCAAGCCTCAATGGATTTTGCCACAGGGTAAGAAAGACAATCACGCTTTCGACTGCGAGCTGCTGGCCATGTTGGTGGCTGTTCGCTGGGGTATTGTTGGCCGCACCGGGCTGGCCGACGAGGCGCAACTAGATGCCTGACTTGACCTTCCTGCTTTGGCTCGCACCATTGTTGCAGGACTGGCCGTCGGTGCATTGTTGTGGTGTCGTGATGGCTTGCGGCGCTCGGGTACATGGAACCCGGCGGTCAGTCCCCTCTTTACCCCGAGCCCAAGGGTAGGAACCCACCAATGTCTAAAGGCCTCTTTATCGGATTAACTGAAGACGAGCTCCTGGCCATTCGGGCCAAGGCTATCGCCGCAATCACCCAAGGGTTGAACGTGGTCTCCTATTCTGACTCCGGGTCGAGCGTCACGAAGCAATGGGCGCTCAAGCCTGACGTCATGTTGGATGAAGCCAACTATGGGCTGTATAATCTAGACAGCCAACAGTATGCGGCGCTAAAGCGGATCAGCTGCGTCTCTGTCCGATGGGACTCGCGCTCAAACTAATTTATGGCACCCCGCAAGAAGACCATCAAGGCCGACATCCCCAAGCCCACCGGCGCAACCTCGGCGCCGAAGGCTAAGGCCGCGAGCTCCTGGTCAAGCAACTTCCAGAACGCTGGGATGTCCTTTGCCCGTCGTGCCTGGTACGGCTCTGCCCCGCAGGACGCCCGCAAGGACGTCAGCCAGTACGACCGCCAGTCCCTACTGCAGAAGGCCCGCTACGCCGAGAAGAACTTTTCGAGCATGGTGCAGTATGTGAGCGACATGGTCATGTACTCGGTCGGCGATGGTAGCGTCCCGACGAGCCACGCCAAAGACCCAGTGAAGGCCCGACTTTACGAGGCCTACTACTACCGCGAGACGCGCAAGGCAGACCTGACTGGCCGATACACTGGCGAGCAACTGCAGCGGATCATCATGAATACCTGGGCGGTAGATGGCGAGGTGTTTGCCATTAAGGTCATCGACCCGACGACGAAGCGCGCGAAGACGCAGATCATTGAAGGCCACCGGGTGGTCAGCCCTACCGACCCCAAGCAGGTCACGCCTGAGACTTGGGACGGCTTTGTCTTTGGCAAGTACGGCGAAGTGCTCGGCATCTGGGTTCAATTCGGAGAGGGCCAGTTTGAGTACAAGCAGGCCGGCACTTACTTCCACATCGCTGACTTCAAGCGGGCAAGCGGCGCCCACGGTCTGCCCCCTATGGGTCATGCCCTAAACTCAATGCAGGACCTTTCAGAAATTATCGAGCTCGAGAAGCGGGCAACTAAGTCGGTTACGGACGTCCCAAACATCCTGACCAAGAACGGTGGCTCTATCGACGAGAGCATGGCGGCCGACCTGAACGGCGCCGGCTCCTCTGACTTTGGGGCCATCGGCTCCCAGATGGGCGGCAAGCTGCTGGTGCTCGAGCCCGGTGAAGACCTGAAGAGCGTGGTGCCTAACTTCCCCCGCCAGAGCATGGAGATGTTCAACACGGTGCTCTCGCGTCAGATTGCCAGCGGTGGCCTTCCTTACGAAGTGGTGACCGACGGCAGCAAGGCCGGCTCGGCCCTGGTGCGTATGACTCTGGGCAAGGCCGACCGCTACGTCGGCGACAAGCAGTGCATGCTGCACGACTGCTACCTAGTGCCCGATTGGCAGTGGCGCATCGGAACCGGCATCGCCAACGGCGAACTGCCCGACGATCCGAACTGGACTGACGTTGAATTCTCTTGCCCGGCTTCCCCTAGCATCGACAACGGCCGAGACGCCCGCAACGACCGCGACGACTTGCGGTCCGGGCTGGCCTCCTTCTCTGAGCTCTACGCTAAGCGCGGTAAGAAGTTTGAAAAGGTCATTGAACAGAAGGCGCAGAACATGCGTTTCATCCATGACATCGCCGAGAAGTACAACCTACCGGTAGACGAGATTGCCATGATCGCGGCGGGCTCCTTCCTAAACGTCGACCCGACCAAGCAGCAGAACAGCGACGCCTTTGCAGTGGACGAACCCGCTCCCCAGGAGAAGGGTACCTCTGACGTCCCGATGGATAACACCACCGAAGCCTAATTTACCCTTATGCGTTTTATCTTCTCCAACGGCATGAAAGGCCTAGAGCCTTTGCTTATCGACCCGACCAAGGCCGCTGACTACGCTGCCCGTCTGGACAAGTACGGTTTCAGTGACGTCCTTTCCAAGCTGCTCGGCGCCCGCCCGGTGGCCTACGTCACCGCTGACGGCAAGGGAGTCATCCCGATTGACGGCCCCATTGGTCGTGGCATCAGCCCTCTGGAAGGTATGCTTGGCGCCGCTGATGTGAATGAAATCTCTAAGGCCATCGACGCCATGGAGGCCGACCCGGCCGTAAAGAAGATTGCCTTCCGCGTTAACTCCCCTGGCGGCACCGTCACTGGTGTGCCTGAGCTCGCGAGCAAGATGCGTCGCATGAAGAAGCCAACGATGGCCTACGGTGAAGAGGCCAACAGCGCCGCCCTATGGTTGGCCACCGCCGCCGATCGTTTCGTCGCTATGCCCTCCGGCTCCATCGGGAGCGTTGGTGTCTACATGGTTGTGCCCGATTACAGCCAGGCCTACGCCGACGCTGGCGTCAAGATGGTGGTCATTAAGTCTAGCCAATCTCCCCTTAAAGGGGCCGGCATCGAGGGGACCAGTTTGACCCCTGAACAGGTTGCGGACCTACAGCGGCAGGTCGACTCTATCGCTGAAGAATTCCAGACTGCCGTGAAGATGACCCGCGCCAACGTGTCCAAGGACGCCTTCACCGGCGGCACCTTCTCTGGCCGTGAAGCAGTGAGCCTGGGCCTTGTCACCGGGCTGGCCGACTCCTTCGAGGAGGCGCTCGCGTCTTTCTAATTTATGCCCCGCATCGTTACTGACATTGACGGCACAATCATCGACGGCGGAAAGCCTGTCCAGCGGGTGCTCGATTACATCAAGGCGGAGGCCGAAGAGGTTGTGGTCCTGACGAACCGACCCGAGTCTGACCGTGCCCAGACCGTGGCCGACCTGAAGACTACCGGGCTTACCTACTCCGAGCTGATCATGAATAAGGACGGCACTCCCGCTCCTGAGTTTAAGGCCGCCGCCGTAAAGACTATGCTCGATGAGGGCGTCGAGGTAGATGAGTTTATCGACAACGACGCGGCCAACCGTGCGGCCGTCGAGGCCCTAGGCGTTGATGTTTTAGACCCTGCTGACATCATGCCAGGGGAAGAAGAAGCAGACCCTGCAGAGGCCTCTGCCTTTGACCACCTCTCCAAGTTTAAGAACATCATGAGCAAATTGACTCCCGAGGCTGAACTGACCGAGCTGCGCACCGTTGCTTTGGCGTTGACCGCTGAACGCGACGACCTCCGGGCCACCGTCGAGAAGCTGACCGTTGGCGCCGCCGACGAACTCGCCACGGCCAAAGCCGACATTTCCGCCAAGGATGCCCGCATCGGCGAGCTCACCGCTGAAGTCACGGCCCTCACCGAGAAGGTGACCGCCCTTGAAGCCACCCATGTCTCCGCTGCCAAGCAGGCCGCCGAGATTGTGGCCAGCACCGGCACGACCCCGGTCGCCGCCGAGCAGCAGACCGAAGCCCCGGCCATCACGGTCGAGCAGATCAAGGAGCAGTACGCCTCTATGCCTGCGGGCAATGAGCGCGTGGCCTTCCTGCAGAAGCACAAGGTCGCCATCCTTTTTGGCCGTCTCAAGTAATTTTCCCCCACTAATTCACCCTAACTAAATAAAATACTACTATGGCAAACACTGGTTTTGACATCGCTCCGAGCGCTCTCGCCGACATCATCGTCGCTGACCTCCGCCCGAAGCTCCCCATCCTCGACATGTTCACGACCCTCGCGCAGTCCCGCGACGACCGTGGCACCACGATCGACGTCCCGTTCATCGCGGGCGACGACGCTGCCACCTTCTCCAAGGCTGCCGGCGGTTATAAGGACGCTGGCTCGGTCCAGGTCACCAAGGCCTCTGTCGGCCTGACCCACTACCACGCCACCCGCAGCTTCGACGCTTCCGAGCTCGCCGCTTGGGGTGCCGAAGGTGTGATCAACGCCTTCCGCGACGAAGCCGTTGCCAAGATCGTGAAGAAGGCCAACGGCGTGGTCAACGCCCTGGTCACCAACGCGAACTACTCGAGCAACATCGTCATCGCTGCGGCCGACTTCGACTACAATGATTGCGTCGACCTCGACACCGTCCTCGACGACCTCCTCGCTCCTGAGCAGCGCGGTCTCGTGCTGAACTCCACCTACATCGGCGCGCTCCGCAAGGACGCTAAGCTGACCTCGGCGTTCAACACCCAGGGCCAGAACAGCGTCGTTCGCACCGGCATCGTCGGCCAGATTGGCACCTTGCAGGTCATGCAGTTTGCTGGTCTCTCGGCTAACGCGGAAAACCTCGTCGGCTTCGCCGCTGCCAAGGACGCCATCTGCATCGGCACGGGTTCGGTCTGGTCTGCCTCCGCCAACTCTGGCGTCGCTACCGCGGGCGGTCTTTCCGTCCTGGTCGAGTCCGAGTACACGGGCGGCATCCTCTACCTGACGGCCGCCATCCGTTTCGGCGCCGCCAAGGGCCGGAACAACCTGAAGCGGATCAAGAGCGCCTAAGCCTAACCGGCTTAGCAAACACTGGGGCTCCCTTACGGGGGCCCCTTTTTTTTGACCAAATCCCAAGGTTAAGACCATGGCCCTCTATTCTGACTTTCTCGCGGATGCCCAGATCATGCTGGCCGATTTTGGCGTCACCTTCACCGACTCTGCCGGCAACACCTTTCTTGCCATGGTCACGGACCCGGCGGTAACGCAGGCTTTACAGGCGGGTGGCTTCCTCGAGCAAACGTCCTTTACGGCCAAGGTGGCCGCCGTGACCTCTAGCTGGACCGCATCGGACGGACGCGTAGGAGGCTCTGTGGCGGCTTTGGCGGGTGGGGTGGCGGTGTCTACCCTTGCAACGGGTCAAACGGCCTCTGTGGCCAACCTAGGGGTGCGTATCGTGGCAACCAGTCACAAGCCCGGGTCGGCTTGGGTTATCCTGCAGCTGACCACGGACACCCAGTAAATGCCCGCCCCCCCTTTCACGACGAAGCTCAAGGGGTTTGAGGCCTACACCCAGGCGCTCAACGAGTATCGGCTATTCTCGGGCAAGTGCATGAGGGACGTCTTACTCGAGGAGGCCGCCCTGACTTCCCGCGAGCTAATGGTCTTCACGGCTCCCTTGGCTGCAGGAGGTGGCAAAGGTTTAAGCAAGGCCGCCGAGGTCGCTGGCAAGAACGCGGTCGAGTACGACATCAAAAGCATCTTCAACTCGCCGGCAGACCCGCAGGGCCGGAGCGCCTTTGGCCTAATGGGCATGGCAGCGGTGGCCGACGATCGGTCCCTATTTGAGAAAGCCCGCAAAGAAGGCGTGATGACTAACAAGGCAAGAGGCATCTTCCGTGGGGTGCTCGACGACCAAGACCCGGAGCGTGCTTTCCGCCAATTCTGCAATCGCTTCCGCGCCGCCTTCGAGGCCAAGGCTGGCCAGACCGTAGTCCGCGACCTCAAGCCAACGCATGACGCGATGAAAGCCAAGTACGCTGGGCGCATCCTGAAGAACAAAGGCCCAGGCATCTCGAAGGAGCTACGGCCGATGGCCGATGAGGCCGCGCTTAAAGCATACATTAAACTACAGCAGAAGAACGTCGGCCGCCTCAAGGCTGGCTGGCTGGATGTTATCATGTCCCTGCCCAAGCCTGAGACGCCTGGCATTCAGAAGACCTACGGCATTAAGGGCGTCCCCGCCTGGGTAATGAAGAACCGTAACTCGACCGGGTATACCGCCTTCACGGGTACGCCTAATACGGGCAATTTTGGCATGACCATCGGCAACTCTATCGGCGACAATGACGGAGTGTCTACTGACGCCCGCACGCTCGAGAAGGTTATGGCCGTAAGGACCGGCAAACTATTCAAGCGCGCCGACGCCATTCTCCGCTACGGCGAAGACAAATTTAATCGCTAACACTTATGGGCACTAAAAGCATCCGACACATTTGTGAGGCCGTGGTGGTCTCCTATCTCCAAAGCAAGGCCGAGCTGACTGGCCTGCAAATCAACCCAGGAGACAGCGCAAACCTGAAAGACCTGCCCACCGTGGCCGTGATCTGCGACACCGCCGCCCCGCCGGCTGAACTGCCTGAAGGGTTTGGTAACTTCGATTGCTCCGTCGAGGTGTGCGTTTACTCCTCGGCCGACGCCCCGGCGACGATGGCACAGCACCGTGCCCGCTGCGCCCTGATTGAAGGCTTCCTCGGATGGGAGAGCCTGGCCGACCTTAAGGCCGCCTTTACCGCGAGCGGTGATGCTGCCCTTTACGACGTTACCCCTGAGCCGGTGCAGGATGAAAGGCAGTCGCGTATGTTTGGCAGTCGTATTCCCTATACCTTCCGGGTGGTCCTCCCGGCTTGACCGCCGCCCCAAGGTTAAGAAACAACCATGGCATCTGTACTCAAAGGCGTTACCTGTCTCTACGGCATCGGCAGTGGAACCATTACCAATCTGATCGTGCAATCTTACACGCTGTCTAAGGCCTATGAGCTGAACGACACTGTGCAGGACGAAACGGGCAAAACGGTGACCGCCCGCTACGATGGCCTGACCCGCGAGCTCTCGGTTGATGGCATCGCCAAGACCTCCGACATGCCTGAAGTGGGCGCTGCTATTACCTTTGCGGTGCAAACTGACGTCGGTGTTTCGTCCTCTTTCACGGGCGTCATCGAGTCCATCGAAGAGAAGGGCAGCAACAAGGGCTTTGTGGCTGTCTCGTTGAAGGCCAAGCAATGGGAGTCCATTGCCACCTACGCCTAATTGGATAGGCGTTTCTTACAGGCGTTTACTGAGCCGGCCCGGGTGCGTATCCTGGGCCGCCTCGTTTACCCATTTTGCCTCAAGCATCGGCTACAGCTGCTGGCCCTAAACTCGCCATTTCTGCAGGACGGCAACCCGACAATCACGACGGCGGACCTACTGCTGGCCGTCAAGGTGTGCGCGGAAGAACCTCTCGAGGCAACCTGGCAAGATACATGGGAAGGCGTGAAGCTGGCCCGCTCGAGTGACTACATGAATAAAGAGGGTAAGAAATTCCTGCAGTATGTCGGGACTATCAACTGGCCGAAGTTCTGGGAGTTAAATGAGAAAGGCGGAAACAACACGGGCGCCCCTTGG